ATAGTAATTCTGTTGTGCCATTGGCAGATATGGATTTTGTTTTAAATAAACTAAATACATTTGAGCTAGTGTCTGTAATAGTAACCGTGATAGTATCTGCATTACCGGAGTCCTCTGATACTAATATAGATTTTACAATAGCAGTTGTAGCTGTTGGCACCGTATATAGTGTTGTCTCTGATGTAGTTGTTAAATCTACTTTTTTATTTACAAATGTATTAGCCAAAGAAAAAAGCCTCCGCCTCTGACTCGTCTTTTAAATCTTGTTGATAGGTAGTATTTAATTTTTGCACAATACTATCTACATCTCTAACAAACGATTGTTGTGTTTGTTGATTATATTCTTCATCTGGTTGTGTTAACGCTTGTATTATTCTAGCCACGTTTTTTAACTCCTTTAATTCTTTTTTTATTTAATGATGCATAAAAAACTTGTTCACCACGTTTTTTACCATACTGTTTTTTCATAGATTTCATTATCTTTTTACCTTTTTTATTTAATGGCATTATCTTCTTCCGTCCGGTTGATAGTCTATTCTAAATGTACCAAGTTTCCAAAACTGACCAGTGCTAGTGTTTTCTATTTTTAAAGATATCTCTCTAGCTCTAGCACGTGTGTCTATTTTAGTTGAGCTACTATTAATTGTAAATGGACCCAAAGAGGAACTAGCTTTTGTTTGATTTGGAAAATCTTTTAAATTTAATGTTACTCTTGCATCACCTGTTTGTGATAAAAAATCCGGTATGACTCTTCTTATTTTCATCATGAATTCACCATCACCTTGTAAACCCTGTTGACCAATATCAAAACTACCAGACTCTATGTTTGCTGTAATAGCAGTAGTTTGTCCTAACTTAACTTGATTTAAACCTGTTTCATGTTCATAGTATGTTGTTGCTCCATCTGTATTACCATGCACATAATTAACATCTGTATCAGCTGTCTCTGCACTTGAATCATATTCTGTTGCATGTGGTTTACCAAATATTGCAGAGTCCTCCCATGCTGTTCTTGCTAATGTGCCTGTGGTCCACACTGGTCGCTCGTTGCTTGAGTCTAGATAATTGTATGCAACCATTCTATTTACGACTCCTGAACCTGAGTTTGGATAAAACCAAATTACCTCACCAAACAAATTATTTAATCCAGCGTTAATATGTTGTTTTGGTGTAGTGTTAATATCATCAAAGACATGGTCTTCTACTAAACATGGTAGTGATTCCAGTTTACCAGCATATCTAAAGAAACCATTTTCTGACATCCAATAAGCTGTACCATCAACTTCAACAGCTGCGTTCTGTCCAATCAATCCACAGTTTGTACCTACTTGTTGAAATGAGAATGTAAATGGTGGACCAACAAAACGCATGATAAACAATGCAGTGTCAGTCCATATGTAAATAGCATCTCGACCTCTAATTGCTCCAACAAGTTTAGATCCATCTGCAAGTCTTTGTGTACCAGCAGTGTTAGTCGCTGAAGGTGTGTAAGTATTAATATCCTCTTGAGAGGAGAATCTTATAAACATTGGATCTTGTGTTGATTTAGTTCCAATAGTTGTTTCTGTACCAAAAAATATTAAGTGCCGATCTGGTGTAGATACTAAACTAAATGCAGAAGCTGTTGGTGCACCCGTTATAATAGTTGCTCTAGTATTGTTTGCTCCTGTAGGATTAGAATCCCACTCAAAACTTTCACCACCATTAATAGTTGCAATAAGTTTATTACCCAAATTATCTAAAGACCAAAGTCCAGGTGCAGTTACAATATCTCCTGATGCTGCAGCGTTCCATGCAAAAAAGTTTGATGCATCTGTTACTGTTGCTCCAGATGAATGTGTTGCCGCTGTTGTACCTGAAGCACCTCTAGTTAAACCAGATAAATTTCCACTATTGTCATTACCTGTATAAGTAATTAACTCTGTTCCAATTAACACTGTTCCTGAAGATGGAAAGGATGATGAACTAGCCATCGTTAAACTTGTAACACTAGCGTTTATTGAAGAAGATAATGTAGATGTAAACTGACCTGCTTGTTGCCCACCCCATGATCCAAGAGACCAACCTGTAGATGCAACCTCAACCGCTGGTCCAACAGGATAGTAATGTTGAACTCTAATACCACCTGATGTTGTTGCACCAGATCCAGATTCATTAGACTCCATCTCTATTGTAAGAGTGCTACTGGTTGGTATAGATGTCACCATAAATTTTTTATCTGTAAAATCTCCAGATGTAAAATCAGAACCAGTGATGGCTGTAAAAGTATCTAATAATATTATATCAAACTTATTTATGTTGTGATCTGAACTAAATGTAAGTGTTACAGTTTTTGATCCATTCGTTGTAGAGAAAGCATTTGATAAAGATGTTGTCGCTTTAATAGGATGTATATCATAAAATATACCACCAGAATATGCATATAAAATTCTGTTTGTTCCTAAAATAGCATACTTGATACCTGATGTATTTACAAAGTGATGAATCGCTGTTGCTCTACCTGTAATTTGAACAGAACCTAATTGTGACCATCCACCTATTTTTTCAGGTGTACCATATCTAAAACGAACATTGTCTCCATCAACCCATTGGCTCTCACCACCTGCTGATGTAACTTGTTTGTTAAATCCAGGTGCAAATTTTACTTTTTGCAACATAATAAATTACCTAGGGTTTAGTTGGCCACGTAGCGTTTTCACATTTTTCAACAGTGTCTTTACCCTCAGGCAGGTCTCTTAACTCCTGTCTGTATGTTCTCATGTCATCTGACATAGTAACATCAGATAAAGCATAGAAGTCAGTTTCAGCTAAAAGTTGATTTCTTCTAGCTCTAAGACTAGCTTGTGCTCTTGCTAAAGCACCATCTGCCCACGCTTGTTCTTCAGCATCTCTAGCAGCCTCTTCTGCAGCCGTAAACTGTACTCTCTCACCATTTATGTTATGATATCTTGGCATAGTTTTCTCCTTTGTTTTTGTTTATCATGATTAATTAATTCCGTAAAGGCAAATATCTCCAGCGTCTATGTTGCCAGATGACATTTTAAATTGAAATCTTGTAATTGCAGTGGTTGTATTAAAATATCCAGCAGTATAAACATTAAAAGTAAAATTTGCATCTTGTGAATGTTGTATATTACTTATAAAATGTTTTACAAACACAGAAGAACTAGGGTTAAAAACATGGCAAAATCCAGATAAACTTTGATCGTTGTCGTTTCCAATAGTATTACTTAATTTATGAAAACTTGTTCCTTGTGCTTGGTCATTTCCTGTATTATATGCTAATTGTGCGTCTGAATCTCCCTCGTCATGTCGTGCTTGAAAATGTGTTGATGTAATTGTCTGATTGTAATTTGTATTTGTTCCTGTGTCACTTTGAAAAGTAAAAAATGCACCATCTGTTGCTGGGTGTATATTTTTAAATGTAAATAAATATTCTTTATATGTACTATCTATCCCAGAGGTAAAATCTACTGTAGCTGAACTTGAGGCTGTTGATTTAGATATAAAAGTTATAGAACCACTACTAAGACTACCAAATGCAGTTACTGATCTGACTCCTCTATTATTTAGTTTAACTATGCTCATTAGCTATCCTTTATTCCATATAGTTTTATTGTACCAGCATCTATATTTCCTGAACTCATTTTAAACTGAATAGCATTAACAGCACTTGTAGTATTAATATATCCAGCTTGTCGTCTTTGATTTGATCTATCATCTGCCATATATTCATTAAATGTATTAACAAAATGCTTAACAAAAGTGGTATTACTAGGGTCGAATAAATGTAAAAATCCTGAACCACTTTGATCGTTGTCATTTCCAATTGTATCTGCAATTGTTAAAAAACTTGTTGTATTTGAACTACCATCAAATGTTGTAGAATATCCAAGTGATTGGTCACTACCATTTTCAAGATGAAAAGCAAAGAAAGAAGTTTGAGTTGTTGCTACTCCATACGAAGAACCACCATTTATGCTACTTTGAAATGTAAATCGAACATCATCAGAGGCTGGGTGAATATTAATAAATTTAAAAACATAAATAGGATATGTGCTATCCAAGACTACGTCTGAACTACCATCTACAAAAGATATTGTTGAATCAGAACTAGCCGTTATGGTTTTAATTAATGTCATTGCACCAGCAGGGAAACCAGCAGCGCTTGTTACACTACTTAAACTATTATTGTTATATTTAACTAACGCCATATAATTTTATTGTCCCTGAATCTATATTGCCACTTTCCATTTTAAATTGAATAGCATCTATAGCCGATGTTGTATTAAAATATCCAGCATAATAAGAATTAAACTCATAATCTTCTGCATAATAACTACTGCCTACACCTATAAAATGTTTTACGAAAGTTGTATTAGATGGGTCAAACAAATGTAAATAACCAGAAGCATTTTCATCATTTCCGTTACCAATATTTCTTAATAATCTTTGAAATCCAGTTCCTTGTGCAATATCATCAGCTGTTCTATATGATAATTGTGTAGCTGAATCTGCTTCATCATGTTGTGCTTCAAAAAATGTTGTAGTTTTAGTTAGATTATAGTTTGAGCCAGAATCACTTGAACCATTAAATACAAAGAATTGGTCATTTGTTGCTGGGTGTATGTTGATAAATTTAAAAATATACTCTTTATAAGTAGAATCTATACCACTAGTAAAACTAATAGTAGAACTAGAACTAGCAGTCTGTGTAGAGATAAGATTTAATGATCCACCACCAACCCCACTGGGTAGGCTCGTGATTGCTGACATGGAGTTGTTATTGCACACATTAATTGACATTTGGTGCTCCTAGCTTACTTTTCTTCCATACAAAGAAATTTTTCCTGATACAATATTTCCTGAAGTAAATGAAAATTGAATATTATTTATTGCAGTTGTAGTTTTTGCTGCTACACCAACTTCATTAGTTGCAATTTCTCCATTACTAGTCATGTGAACAGTATGTGCTTGTCCTATTGTAAAACAATCAGTAGTTCCACTTTGTTTTAATGGGTCATAAATATCAAAAAATCCACTAAAATTTTTTTCGTTAGATGCGTTTCCAGTGGTATAACCACCCATTAAACTTGCTGCCGCATTATCCTGTTGTTGTGAGTTGGCATCATCACCTGAATCTCTTCTTGACACTCTAACAACTCTGTAATTAAAATCAGTATAAGAAGATCCATTATCTGTTGACATTTTTACTTGAAAAAAAGTAGCATCAGAGGAACATTTTAAGCCTGAAAAAACTACTTTGTAATCTAAATATGTTGTTGTTAGATAAGTGCTACTAAAAGCAATAGTTGATGAACTACTCGCTGTTGTCGTAAGTAAATGTTCAAAAGCACCACCACCTTTAATTAAACTATAATCAATTCTTTTTAGTGTTCCTGCATCTGATACTAAAAATTCGTCTGTATCATCAGGAGCACTTGTTAATGCAGTGGTCCCTGAAATAATATCGTTATTTAATTTAGCTGCTGTTACTGCATTAGCTTGTATACTTGCAGTTTTTACCGTGTCGTCAGAGGGCTGGCCGATGTCCAGTACATTACCTAATATTTGAACAAAGTCGATAACGTCCCCTGTCGCCAGATTCGAGGCGAAGGTCATGGTGGACCCTGATACAGTAAAGGATGATCCTGGTTTTTGTAGGATACCATTTAAACTGACCAGCATGTGGTTGGCAGATTCTGGCGTAACATTTACACCTCCTACTTGTAGGGTGTAAGCTGCCTGTCCGTTTACGACTGATATCGCATCGCAAACTTGAAAATTTCCAACGGTTGGGGTTGCTCCTATGTAGGCCATGATTCTCCTTTTTGTTTATCTACCATATTAAGTGATTCCATACAAGGTTATTGTTCCAGCATCTATATTACCACTAGACATTTTAAATTGTATTCTTGTAATTGCTGACGTAGTGTTAAAATATCCAGCCATATACTGATTGTTATTAAACACACTTTCTTGATAAACATTTGAGATACCAATAAAATGTTTCACAAAAGTAGTTTGTGATGGATTAAACAAATGCAAAGTACCGGAACCACACATATCGTTATCATCTCCCATATTTGTTGCTAAAGGTTGAATACTAGTTCCTTGTGCTAAATCAAACTCTGCATCATAACCTAGAGCTGTTGTATTATCAGCTTCGTTATGTGCGGCTCTAAAAAATGAAGATGTGATCGTTTGATTATAATTAGTATTAGTTCCTGTGTCTCCTTGAAAACCAAAATTTGATCCAGCAGTCGCTGCATGTATATTATTAAAAACAAATAAATATTCTTTATATGTGCTATCAATTCCAGATGTAAAATCAATTGTAGATGAAGATGATGCAGTTGCTTTTGAAATAAAAGTCATAGCACCACCTGCAGATCCTGTCTCGAATCCATCAGCACTGCTATTAAATTTTAACGCTTTATTAGCAGCAGGTGTAACATTTATACTATTAAATTTTAATTTATTAAGAGCCATTAACTATCCTTTATTCCATATAGTTTGATTGTACCAGAGTCTATGTTGCCTGATGACATTTTGAATTGAATTGCATCAACAGCACTGGTGGTATTTCCGTATCCACCACCATAGAAATCTATTGGAAAATTGCTTGTATGATAACTAATAGTGTGTGTTAGATAGTGT